AGTCAAATAGGATTTATTGATCAAACAACACTATCACCAAACATACTGCAACAGGTAGTATAATGGCCAATAACTATATGCAAGGAGTGTTTACTCCTACAAATCCCCAAAAGTATATAGGCAGTAATACACCAAAATATCGTAGTGGATGGGAATTAACAGTCATGCGATTTTGCGATAATCATCCGGCAGTCATTGGCTGGGCTAGTGAAAGCTTACGCATACCTTATCGTAATCCTTTTACCGGTAAACAAACAGTCTACATACCCGACTTTTTAATAACTTATCAAGATAAAAATGGAAATAAGATTAGTGAGATTATAGAAGTAAAACCACGTAAACAAGCAAGACTAAACGAAGCAAACTCACAGCAAGAAAAAGCCGCAGTAGTGTTAAATATGGCCAAGTGGGAAGCATGCCGCGCATGGTGTCAGCGTATGGGATTGAAGTTTAGAATACTAACGGAAGAAGATATATACAATAACTGGCAACCCAGATCTAAACCTAAGAAAGCACAAGCACGATGACTAAAAAATTAGAAGATTTTTTCAATATAGAAAGTACGGAATCAGATTCTGAAGATCAAATACCTTTAGCAGTAGAGCCTCAAAGTTCCATGGAAACTTCATTGATAGTAATGAAAGAACAGTTGAGTATTGCCGAACGTATCAATACAGCATTACCACAAGTACGTGGATTAGATGTAGAAGATAAAGACTTGGATGAATATGCGTCGTCTGCTATGGAAAGTTATGAAAAATTAATGGACTTGGGTTTTAACATGGACGACAGAAATGCTGGCAAAATATTTGAAGTGGCCAGCAGTATGATGGGCAATGCTATTACCGCTAAAACAGCCAAGTTGGAAAAGAAACTAAAAATGATTGAATTGCAGTTAAAGGCTGCCAAGCTGGAAAAAGATCTAGGCAAAAATGAAGAAGAAACTGATCGAGTTGAGTTAAGTACGGATCGCAATGCCATACTGAATCTTATAAGTCAAAACTTAAAAAAGAATGATAAATAATACATCGGAGACAGTATGACTACACTATTAGAATATATCGAACAAATGCAGACTAAGCATGATATCAGAATTAAATTCTGTTGCCCAGTCACAGACGAAATGATGGACAAAATCGAACGTCATTTACAAAAGTATGATGCTGAAAAAGTAAGCAGTCCAAAGAAAACAATTTTGCAAACTCGTCCAATGGATTTCCCGCAAGTGGATTCTGCAGAAATTTATATCATTGATTTTGTTAGTAATTTGCCAGTTAGCAATGAAATGCTTAAACAAGAATTAGCCAAGTTATTGGCTGTCAGCGAAGGCGAAGTTGTTGTACGTAATCAAGCAGATCCAATTGAAATTGAACAAGAAGAAGAAAAATTCAAAGACAAGGACACAGAGTACAAAGTTAAAATGGGTGCAGACTACGACAAAAGCGAAAAGTCAGATGTTAAACCCGATGAACTGTATGGTGACAAATATAATACCAAGTTCTTGAAAGAGTTAAAAAAATTAAGCGACGAACGCAAAAAAGAAACTAAAGCACCTAAACTAAAAGATCCAGACGTTCCTGTTAGTGGTCCAGAAATTGGTGACGGTAAATCAACAAACACTAAGAGCCCAGTAGCTCGTAAAGGATAATATCATGAACAGTTTAGCAGACTTACTTAAAAGATTAAACCACATTAGCGAAGCCGCTGATGAAAAATGTCCAAAGTGCGATTGTGCTCCGTGTGAGTGTGATGACAAGGAAAAAGTAGAAGAAGGCAAAAAGAAAAAACCAGATGCTGATGGCGACGGTATTCCTGATTGGGCCGATGAAGATACAAAAAAAGAAGTTAAAGAAACTGCCTTAAACTTGTTACGTAGATATGCCGGTATTCAAGAAGCAACTATAGAAGAAGATGACGTTGAAGAAGGTAATGAATTCAGTGGCGCATTAAAAGCAGCCAAAGATGCTGGCGAAGAAGAATTCGAAGTTGGCGGTAAAAAATATAAAGTAAATGAATGCGGAGATGACATGCCAAATATGCCCATGGTAAATCAAATGAGTCCGATTACCGCAGTAACTGACATGGGAGTTCCTGCCCAAGCTGAAATGCCACATGCAGAAATGGAAGTTGAGCCAGAATCAGAAGAACGTCCAATGTTTACATTGAGTGTACGTAACGGTGATAATAATTTATCAATGACCACTGACAGCCCGGACGAAATTATTCACGTTATGAAGCTTGCTGGTATTAACAAAACAGCACAAGTATCCAAAGCCCCTGTGGAAGATCAAGAAGTCGAAGAATCTGGTTATGCAAATACACCAAGCAATACCCGCGAACGTGATCCTAAAGGCTACGGCGATATTCGTGACTGGGGTATGAAAGGCACAGCCAATGCTAAGACACATAGTATTCCGGCAAAAGCAGGTGATAATCCCATGAGCGAACAAGCCATGATGGAAGATTACAAAAATTTCAAATCTGGTAAATGAGCGGCACCCCGGTACTTGTAAAGTCTCCCTACAAGAGAGAAAATTATACAGAAAATCAGATAGCGGAAATTGTAAAGGCCGCTACTGATCCTGTGTACTTTATCAAAGAGTACATGTGGATCCAGCATCCCACAAAAGGTCGTGTAAGATTCGAATTATACGACTATCAAGTAGACTTAATCAACACATATCAAAGCAACAAGTACAGCATTAACATGCTGGGACGACAAATGGGCAAGTCAACTTGCGCCGCTGGTTACTTGCTATGGTATGCAATGTTTGTACCGGACAGTACAATTCTTATTGCCGCACACAAGTATACAGGCTCGCAAGAGATTATGCAACGTGTACGTTTTATGTACGAAAATTTACCTGAATGGATCAAAGCAGGCGTAGTCAGCTATAACAAAGGTAGCATTGACTTTGACAACGGCAGTCGTATTGTCAGTGCTACAACAACAGAAAATACCGGTCGTGGTATGTCATTGACACTGGTTTACCTAGACGAGTTTGCTTTCGTTCCGCCACGTATTGCCAAAGAGTTTTGGACAGCACTAAGCCCAACATTAAGTACAGGCGGTAAGTGTATTATTACCAGTACACCTAACCAAGACAATGACCAGTTTGCACAAATTTGGAACGATGCTATTAAAAACTTTGACGAGTTTGGCAATGCCAAAGCAACAGGTAAAAACGGGTTTGCCAGCATCAAGTATATTTGGAGTGATCATCCGGATAGAGATCCCAGCTGGGCAGATCACGAACGCAGTAAAATTGGTGAAGAACGTTTCCTCCGCGAACATGAATGCAAATTTATCACAGCTGACGAAACACTGATTGCCAGTATGAAGTTGACCAATTTACAAGGCGAAGATCCATATCAAAAAGTTGGCCAACTTAGAGTTTATACTCCTGTTGATAAAAGTAAAATATACATAGCCGCATGGGATCCAAGTTTAGGAACAGGCGGTGACAGTGCTGCCATTGAAATTTATAGTTTGCCGGATTTGGTACAAGTGGCAGAATGGCAACACAATAAAACAGACATACGCGGCCAGTTGCGTAACATGGTTGCCATATTAGAATGGCTAAGAGAACAGGGTGCAGACAACGACAATATCTACTGGAGTGTGGAAAATAACACTCTGGGCGAAGCGGCCTTAGTAGCCATAACAGAATATGGCGAAGAACGCATTCCTGGTCACTTTATCAGCGAAGCAGGCGCAAAACGCAGAGGCTTTAATACAACTAATAAGAGCAAAATAGCTGCCTGTACCAAGTTGAAGTATTATATTGAAAGCGACAAGATGAAACCCAAGAGTAAAAATCTTGTACAAGAATTAAAAACCTTTGTGGCCAAAGGTGCAGGATTTGCTGCCAAGGAAGGCGAAACAGATGACTTGGTCATGGGCACATTACTGGCAGTTAGACTGGTAGAATACATCATGAAGTATGACGAGCAAACATATAACGCACTTGTAGAACGAAACAGCGGCGATTATCTACAGCCCATGCCAATTGGTATAATCTAATAAAAACAGGTAAATAACAATATGGCTATTAATTTTAACACAGTTGCTGATAGGGTATTTGACCAACTCAAAGGGTTTGGCTACAGTATCGTTATCTTTGATGCAAACAACAAGCAAACAATGAATGCTGACCAAGGAAGAACCTTTTACAGCAAGGACGATAAATTTGAAGTTATCATTGACGAAAAAAATAATCTAATCAAAGTCAAATATGGCGAAAACACGGATCAGCGTAAGTTGAGCCAATTTATCGAATCTATAAAAAATGGAATAGCAAAAAAATACGTTATAGGAGTGGATCGTATGCCATACACAGGTAAAGACATCGAATTAAAAGATACCGAAAACGAACACCTAGTTAAAGAAAGCTTAGGTCCAACAGTGGGTTCTATGAAAACAAGTTATCAACAGACAGAGGGTGCTAAACTAATTATTAGACACAACAAACCGGTCAACGAAGAAGTACGTGGCAGTCGTAGCAGAAACATTCAATCATTGTTTATTGAAAATGCACAGGGCGAACGTTTCAAATATCCACACAATCACTTATTGGCAGCTCGCACAATGACACAGCACGTGGCCAAAGGTGGTACACCTTATGACCAAGTGGGACAAAAAATTATCGGTCTCAGCGAAGAACGTACTCAGTTATTAAAAGTAGCTGGTTATATCAAAGGTCAAGGACTCCAAGAACAAGCTGGCGATGTACAGTTTGCAGTAACACAACGTTTAGGCGAAATCAAAAACTTATTAGGCAAATATAATCCAGATAGATTCATGCGTGACATACACGAAGAAGATGAAACAAACTTAGAAGCTCTCAAAGAAAGACTAACTAAAAACGTATTTGATGAAAACATTGGCAACATGTTACCAAAACTAAATGGCTATGTAAAAGAATATCGTCAACAAATGGAAGCAAATCAAAGCTACGAAACACTACGTCAACAAGTAGAAGAAGCGGCCAACATCGCAGTTAGTTCAATGCCAGATTTGGATTTGAACAGCATGATTGTTTATGAAAGCCCAACAATGAACACAACCGAACTAATCAACTTGGTATTACCAGTACTGGAAGATGAAGAAATTAAAAAATCACTTACTCAGGTCGTAGAATACGTACAAGAAGGCAAGCTAGATGCAATGACTGTGGAAAATCTAACAAGAAGCATGATTGGCAAAATACAAGTAGAACAACCAGAATTCGAACTAGGCTCATTGGACAACATGTTTGAATCAGTAATGAAAAAATATAAAGTAGAACAAATATTGAAATGATGATATAAATAAAGTACAATTTTGCCAAAAGGTGAAATTGTACTTGACGTAGCAGACAATAGTCTGTTATACTATGTTCATAAGACGGGAGTGTCTTATGTTCCAGGCAACTATTTTGGTACATCCTGGCTTAACTTTGGAGAAAAAACTATGGCTACATTAGCAGAAATTAGAGCAAGACTGCTCGAACAAGAAAATCGCACTAGCGGCAACAACAATCGCACAAGCGATAATGGAATCTTTCCGTTCTGGAATATTCCTGAAAACTCAACAACAACATTGCGTTTCCTACCAGACGGAGACGACACCAACACTTTCCCATGGCGTGAACGCCAAATGATTCGTATTGAATTTGCTGGCGTAAAAGGCGGCGATGAAAGCAAGCGAGTTACAGTAACAGTTCCTTGTATGGAAATGTGGAAAGAAGTTTGCCCGATCCATGCAGAGATTCGTCCTTGGTTCAAGGACAAGAGCTTGGAAGACTTGGGTCGCAAATACTGGAAGAAAAAATCTTACATTTTCCAAGGTTTTGTAGTGGATACAAAACTGCAAGAAGATGCACAGCCGGAGAATCCAATCCGTCGACTGATCATCAACCCTAGTATCTTTAACATTGTTAAAAGTGCATTGATGGATCCAGAAATGGAAAGTTTGTTTACAGACTTTGAAAACGGTACAGACTTCCGTTTGACAAAAACAACAAAAGGCCAATATGCAGACTACAGCACAAGTAGTTTTGCACGTCGTGAACGTGGCCTAACAGAAGTTGAACTGCAAGCAATTGCCGATCACGGCCTGTTTGACTTGAACACGTTTATGCCTAAAAAGCCTACCAAAGAAGAAGTAGACATCATTTATGAAATGTTCAAGGCCAGTGTCGATGGCGAATTGTATGACGCACAGCGTTGGGGTCAATACTTTAGGCCAGCTGGAGTCAGTGTCAATGCTCCTAGCGAAGTAGCCGACAGTGTTGAAGCGCCAGCGGCCAAACCAGCCGCAGTGGCATCTGCTCCAAAAGTAGTTGCTAAACCAGTAGTAGCCGAAGATGCAGATGATGTACCATTTGAAGCAGATGCTCCTGCTCCAGAAGGTAAAAAGAATGTCAACGACATTCTTGCAATGATTCGTAATCGCCAACAAGGCAAATAATAACATGGGGGAGCAATCCCCCATTTACTACTATGACACTACCAGACGAACGATATCGTGCTGTAAAATATACCTATCAGTTTCTTTGTGACTTGATGGATCATACAAAAACTCCACGAGTGCCTAAGGCCATACGAGAACAGGCACGTAGTTGCCTAAGACACTATCCTAGTGAATGGGATTTGCGTCAAGCGGCAGAAGGTGCTCCGCATGTGTTCCAAGAACAAATGGAACCAGTTACAAGAATGATTATGGTGTATAAAGAAGAACAGAAAGAACAAAATGACAAAACCATTTGACGTAAGTAAATTTAGAAAAGAAATCACTAAGAGCATTGAAGGTCTCTCTATTGGTTTTAACGATCCAACCGATTGGGTCAGTACAGGTAACTACACACTGAACTATTTGATCAGCGGCGACTTTTTCAAAGGTGTGCCAATGGGCAAGGTTACTGTATTTGCCGGTGAAAGTGGTGCAGGCAAAAGTTATATCTGCTCGGGTAACTTGGTGCGTCATGCACAAGAACAAGGCATTTATGTAGTGCTGATTGATACAGAAAACGCATTGGATGAAGCATGGCTACATGCATTAGGCGTGGACACTGGCGAAGACAAGTTGTTGAAACTTAACATGGCCATGATTGATGATGTGGCCATGACTATTACAAAATTTGTAGCAGATTATAAAGCAATGGCAGAAGATCAACGTCCTAAAGTATTGTTTATTGTAGACAGCTTGGGCATGTTGCTAACTCCCACCGACGTTAATCAGTTTCAAGCAGGTGATATGAAAGGTGACATGGGCCGTAAGCCTAAAGCACTTACAGCATTGGTTCGTAATACAGTCAATATGTTTGGTAACTTAAACATTGGTATGGTATGTACTAATCACACCTACGCTAGCCAAGACATGTTTGATCCAGATGATAAGATTTCAGGCGGACAGGGTTTTATCTATGCCAGTAGTATTGTAGTTGCTATGCGTAAGTTAAAACTTAAAGAAGATGAAGATGGCAACAAGACAGGTAGCCAAGTAATGGGTATTCGAGCTAGTTGCAAAGTAATGAAAACACGCTATGCTAAACCTTTTGAAAGCGTACACGTTAAGATCCCTTATGCAACAGGTATGAGTCCTTACAGCGGGTTGTTTGACATGATGGAAGAACGCGGCCTACTCAAGCGTGAAGGCAACAGTTATTTGTATACTACACGCGATGGCGAAATTTACAAAGCCATGCGTAAAGGATGGACCAATGAAATGTTGGACAAAGCAATGGCAGATATCATGCTGAGAGATTTGACTGCCGGAGTAAATACAGCAGATAAACCAGACCCAGAGGAGATTGAAAATGTTGCATGATGAAGAAGTTAATTTAATCGTTGACGTATGGACCAGTGTCAAAAGCTACATCGATAAAAAAGAGCGCCTAGATGCTGCCACTGCATTATTACGTAGTTTAGAAAATCACTACGACATGGACACGGTCAGTGAAGAATTGCTAGGCAACGATGCAGTACTGGACAATGTAATCAAAGAACTTTATTCTGCTGATGATATAGTGGAAGAAGATGATGATTACAGCGAAGACAACTACGACTTTGACGAAGATTAATGAGCGATTGGTTTAGACGTGTTTCTGCTGACATCAGCGAACTGCCTAATGCCATGGCTTACTATGAAAACGAATTGGCTGGTGCTAGACTAGAAACCAGCATCAAAGGCAATTTGGAAATGAACAGTAGGCTAATGCCAGGCATAGTTGAACACAGATTCAATCAACTGCAAGAAATTGAAGCTATCTTAGAATGGCTCAATGTTCAATTGCGTAAAACTAAAACTCGTGTATTCAAAAAGTTTCTCGAAGGTTATAATAAAGTGTTGAGCAGTAGGGACGCTGACAAGTACGCCGACGGTGATAGCGAAGTAATCGAATGGCAGTTATTGATCAATGAATTTGCCATGATACGTAACAAGTATTTAGGTCTAATGAAAGCTATCGATAGCAAGCAGTTTCAAATCAAC